TTTGTCAAGGATAAGATGCCGGAGGTGAAAGAAAAGTTTGATTCTAAGGACAGGATGAAAGCTATTGCGGAATTGTGGCAAGAACAGAAGAAATCTTCGGGTAGTGAGTAAACAAAACATAGTATTGATAGAAGGATAACATCCTTTTATCATTTATCCTATAAAAATGAAAAGAAATAAGTAAGATATTTAGCATACAAATGACCACCCTTACCAACCAGAAATCTACTATTGCACTCGAAGATATTAAGGATATGATTTATAATAAAAGTATGTATCCTCAACCAAAAGAACTGCTTCAAGAAATACACACTAGAGGTGTGATATATAGTATATTATGTTCTCTTAACCGTGAAAAAACTTTAAAACCAACATTTGATAATGTTGCTATTGCTCTAAAAACACACAAGAAACGTCAATCATAATAACGAAAATTGATAAAGATGGTAATTCGCAAAATAAAAATCAATAATGAGTTTAAGCAGAATAGTTAAAACATACAGATTATAAGATTTTTGTCAAAAGAATATACAAGATATTAAAAAACGCCCAATTAATAAAAGAAATAAAGCTCTATATTAATTAACGAAAGAAAAATCGTATGGATATTGATGTGTAAAAATTAAACAATAAAAGAAAATCATATTATAATTTTATCACTTAAAACTTTATTATTATAAAGTAATATGATCATTAAAATTGATACAAGAGAGAAAAGTTTAATTGAAACTTTTAAAGAATATTATCCAACTATACCAATATCAGTAGAACAATTGGATATTGGAGATGTAATAATAACAAATGATTACTGTAATATTTTGATTGAAAGAAAAACGATATGTGATGCTTTGGCTTCAATAAAAGATGGTAGATGGAAGAATCAAAAGCAACGTATTCTAGATAATTACGATAAATCTTTGTATATTATTGAAAATGATGATATATTTAATAATGATAGAAGATTATCTTCGGCATATATAAATACTTTATTACGTGATCGTATTCCTATTATTTTTACAAATTCAATATCTAATACCGCAAAAGCAATTAAAGTAATTTATGATAAATTGGTAGATAATCCTTCAAGATTTGTTAAAAAAGAAACATCGTATGTTAATACGGTTAAAACAAAAACAACAAAGATTGAAAATATAGATAAAAAAACTTGTTTTATTTTACAATTATGCCAAATACCAATGATAAATCAAAAAATAGCATCAAAAATAGCGGAAGAACATAGTAGTATGAAAGATTTTATAGCAACTTTAGAGGGTTGGGAGAATCCAAGTGAATATTTACAAGCTATAGATAGTATTGGTGTAAAAAAAGCTGAGAAAATAATAGAATATTTATTGTAAATATAAATATAATAAACTAGCATTACAAGTATGCCATATTAAAGCATTTGTAGGTTTCCAACTAATATGATAAGGATATAGACTATATTTGATATTATTATCATAAAATGAAATAAAAGCAACAATAACAATAGTTAAAATTAAAACATTATTGTATTTTTGCCATAGATAATAAATAATTTTAAGTAATCCTACAAGATAAAAACAAACAGAAAATCTATTTATTTTTTGGAATAATATTATAATTATTAAAGTTATAACAATGCTATACACAATATTATTGGTAATAATATATAATGCTATACATAATATAGAAAGCATATCATAATAATAAATATTATATATTTCTCTTTGCGGATAAATTTCGTGATCATATAAATGAAATATACTTGAAGTTATACATAAAAATAGAAATAATATTTTAAAGCTAAAGTTATCTAAAAGTAATGCTAAAATTAAAAATACGATACTTGAATAAAAGCAACTATCCATATTCTAAAGTAAAAGTATATTTTATATAAGAAGTAATATTTATTATAAATAAATATGGAAAATCAGTATCTTACTGATATTTGGACTTTATATTTCCACGATAACTCTGCTACTTGGGATAATGCTAGTTTCAAAAATATAGCTACTATTAGTTCAGTAGAAGATTTTTGTAAGATTTATAAAATTTTAAACAAAGATAATTATTGGTTAAAAGGAATGTTTTTTATTTTTCGTGATGATATTATGCCTAGATGGGAAGATAGCAATAATATTAATGGTGGATGTTTTTCATATAAAATAGCAACACAAGAAGCTGATGAAAAATGGTTTGATTTGTGTGGAAAAGTTTTAAGTGAAACTTTAAGTAATAACGAATGTTATAATACTAATATTAATGGTATATCTATAACGCCTAAAAAAAATGCAAATGTAATACGTATTTGGTTACAAAATAATGAATTAGTTAATCCAGAATCATATAACATTAATATTACTAAGTTTTCAACATTATTATATAAAAAACACACTAATGATTAATATATGATAATTTTACGTATAATTGTTTCCATTATTTTGGCATTTTTCTATTTTCTAATATTAGTAATAACGCCTAAAAGATATGTTTGTAATTTATCACAATTCTTTATAAAATTATTATTATATGTGTGTAGATTATCAAACATTACTGTAATAAATAAAGAATTATTTGATAACTATTGTAAAACGGACAAACCTTTTATAATAGTATCAAATCATACATCATTATGGGATGGTATTATTTTATCGGGTGTTTTTGGTAAAATTAAATATTTAGCAGCTAAAAATGAGGATAAAGTATTTATAGGAACAAAATTATGTTTAGAAAAATTAGGCTGTATTATAGTTGAAGAAGGTGGAACTGTAGAAACTATAAAAAAAAATGTAAAAACCCGAAAAGCAAATGATAATGTCTTAGTTATATTTCCGGATGCTATGGATCCAATACCACTTGGTAAAAATATAGCTCCTTTTAAAACAGGTGCGTTTGCTACAGGTATTGATATTTTACCTATTATAATAAAATATAAAGATCATACAGTTGATCCTACATTTTATTGGTATAAAAAAGAAAATCCATTTCACGGATGGACAAAACTACTTCTTAATAATAATTTTAAAACAACAATTAAAGTATTACCTTTAATAAAAGCAATGGATAATGTAGAAGAATATAAGGATAAGGTTTATAATACAATGTCTTATAATTTAGAAAAATTATAATACAACTTTAAAATAAAGAGATAATCATTTTATTTTTTAAGTTGTATTATTAATTTCAGGGCTTAATGCTAATTGGATAGTTCCTAAATTCGCAATTTTATAACAAAGAATTAATGGATATTCTTGTTTTAAATATATTTCAACTTTTTCGCATAAATTAGTGCATTTTGTAAAGATCGCAATGTATTTTAAATTAAATACACCTTGAATAATATTCGTATCTGCTTCGTTATTTTTCTTAATATTTACACTATAATTATTATCAATACCAATTACAGTTTCTTGAGTGCAAAATTCACCTTTGCAATTTAAATATAAATTTTTATCAATACTTCTAATTTCTATTGTTTCCGCAATATTATACATATCTCTAATTATTTTTTGAAAATATACAGTAGGCATAGTAATTGTAGTATTAAAATCAACTGGTGGTATTTTAAAATTTAAAACATCAATATCTAACATATATAATTTATAGGTTGTTTTATAATTTTTATCAGGATTTTCAATTTTAATACCTAATTGATTTGGATTTTCTTTTTCTATAAACAATGTTAACATATCATTATTAGTTATAGTTTTGATAATTGTATGTAATTTAAACATATTTAATCCTACAAAGATCTTACCATTTTCCGCAATACATTTATATGATTCAAATTCGTCTGCTTCCATCTTAGCAAATATTAAAACTATATGACTAGTGTCCATTGCCATTATTTTTAAACCAGTTTCATCAAATTCAAAATTAACATCTACTAATATTTCTTTCAAAGCATCAATAACTTGTTTAAATGTAGTTGCTTGAACTGTTTTTAATTCTAAAATGTAATCATCACTCATTTTACAATTTAAAAACGTCTAGTTTTTAAGTGTAACCATACAATTTATATTTAACTTTATTATATACAATAGGATAGTTGCTTTCTAATTCTTTTAGATCTAATTTATCTTGCTTTTTATCTTCATCTGTTTTAATTCCTAACATCTTACCTATACCTCCTGTAATAACATTATCTGAAAATATACTAGTCATATCTGTTTTAAAAAAATCATAATATAAACTATTTAAAGACATACTACCGTCTTTTTGTTTTCTATCTTGATATTGTATATTTATAATATCCTTAACATTTGAATAATTAATTGCCATCTCTATATTTATTTTCAATTATATAAGAAATCATTTCATATGGATGTTCATATTCGGTTTTATTAGTAATATCATTAATTCCACTAGGATATGGTGAATTATAAATTGACATCATTAATTTTCCATTTTTATCGCTATATATCCAATCATTAAGATCGGGATTGGCTCTAACTAATTTAAAATATTTCCGAAGATGTTTTCTTTCTATATTATGTTTTAATAAAACTTTATCAACACTAATATTATTATAACGCTGATAAATATGTAATTTTTCGTGAATTAATAATGCTACAAAATCATAATATTTTTCAATAGTATATATTGATTTTAATATATCAATATGTATAAATATAATATCATTACGAGTATGTGGATATTTATTTTCATATAAATTAGATTTGATAAAAGCAAACTTCCATAATATTTTGGAAATATAATTATTTTTAGGTATTAGTTCGTGATCTAAATTGTAAAAATACAAATCTGCACGAATACAAGCGAATAATAATATTATATAATCTTTAATATTCAGTTCTTTATTAGATGTTTTCTGTTCTTTAACAACACGTTTAATATAATCTTTATAATCTATACTTTTTCTTGCTCTAATATCGGGGTTAGACATAGAAGAACAATATTCATCATCATCTTTTATTAAAAAATTAATTATTTCAACATCTACCATAATATGTGTTATGTATATAAATATTAAAAATGATACTAATAGTATAACAAATATTATTATCATAAGATTTATTTAAATACTCTATATTAAAAATGGTTAATGTTGTTTTAGCTTGCTGTAAAAATGGAGGTATTGGTATAAATAACACATTACCTTGGAGTATTAAAGATGAATTACAAATGTTTAAAATTATTACAAACAATGCTACGATCATTATGGGATATAATACTTGGTCTTCACTACCTAAAAAACCATTACTTAATAGAATAAATGTAGTTTTAACTAGATCTAAACATAAAAAAGAAGAATTATTAAAAAACTATGATATTATAGTGTTAAATTCTATAGAAGAAGCTTTAAACAAATATAAAAACGAACAATGCTATTATATAGGTGGTGCAAGTATATATAATTATTTAATAAAAAATGAGTTAATAACAAATTTATATATTAGTATTATTCATAAAGAATATAACACTGATGTTAAAATTGATATTAATAAATTACATAAATTAGAGCATACTATTGTAACTCGTCAAGTTTTTGAAGACTTTACACATTTACATATTAAGTATCAAACAGATGCTCAACAGCTGAAAAATCTAATTTAGGATCAGATACACTGACATAAATATTTTTACCAAAGTTTTTACGAACAATGGTATAATATAATTTACGTTGCTTTAATTCTTCTATAGCTACCTTACGATAATCCATATTATTTTTAATTTCATCAATTTTTATAAACGGAGGCATATTATTTGCTAAATCATTTGTCCGCAATCCTATCAAAGATGTAAATTCATATTTATATAATAATTTTTTAGCTAATAAAACATCATCTAAACTAGATTTAACATTCTCACGAATTATATTAATATCATCAAATTCAACGTATTTTAACAAAGAACCCATATTATTTTTACTATATTAAAATGTTTTAATATCATTTTTTAATGCCATATTTCACCCGTTGTAGTTGAAATCCATAAATATGTCCCATCTATATTTTTTATATATGCTACTGGTTTATCAACAGTATGTTTATAATTACTTGGTGGTTTAATATTTTGATCTATTATTCTAGGCAATGTTGGATCATTTGCTAATAATCTATTTATTGGTATTCCTTCCTCTGAAATTTCTGCATAATATTTTTGATATAAAATATTATTTGTTTTATAGTTTGTTTCTATTATTTTCATCGAAGTAGTATCATTTTCTATTGTATTATCGCAATTTTTACATTCTTTAATAAGTTTATCATTATTAACAGTGATATATAAAAGATTGTGACAAACTTCGCAGAACTCTAGCATATTTAGTTTTTTATATAAGAAATCATTTTTATATATTTCTTAAATGAAATGTTTTATTCTAACATCCAATAGATTTAATAATCGTAAAAAATATATTGATACTATATTACAATATATTAAAGATGAATTTGATATTATTACTATTGATAAAGATATAGAATATATTAATAAAACTAAATTACAACAGTCTGGTGTTGAAGATTTTGATAAATCTATTGTAAATATTAACAAATATATGGCAGATAATATTGAAAGACATAGATTGGTTTATAATGCTATGGATGAAAACGAAACGTGTTTGGTATTAGAAGATGACAATGTAATGTTAAACGAACATTTAAGTCATATTAAAGAGTTTATTAAAATAAAAGATACTATTATGAAAGATTATGATATTGGTATTATTGGATTATCTACGCAAAATAATGATAGTATTCCTTTAGAACTTATTAATTATAGATTAACCGGAAACCCTAATATTATTGCATCAAAATCAGCATATATGATAACAGGTAAATTAGCTAAAAAGCTATATGAAAACTTTAATGAACATAAATACAGTATGAGAGTTCAATTATCTAAATATATATATGACAATGTAGATGTTAAAATTGGTATTGTTAATAAACATTTATTTTTAGAAGGTTCAAAAATAGGTATATTACCTAGTTCGTTTAATAAAAATAATTTATTAATATTTAATCCGGATTACATTAAGTTATTACAATTAATGAATAAAAACGGAAATGTTAAAGATGCTGAAACTATTTTTCAACGATTACAAACTATTAATAGTGCTGATTCTAATCATTTAATGGGTATATTTTATCATAAAAATAATATGAATGATAAAGCTTTCGAATATTTTGAAAATGCATTTCAATTATTGAAAGATCAAAAAGGATATATTGGTAAAGATAGTGAAATATTAAACAATTGTATTAATATTTATCAGTATAATCAATGACGTTTCTTTAATTCTTCTACATCTTTCTCAATTTTATTCGCTTTTTCTAAATTAGCGTCTAAGCTATTAACCGCTTTATTTACCTCTTCAAACTTTCTATTTGTTTCATCAAAGTTAGT